GGCATTTTTAAAGCTGTTAACGAGAAGGTTGCGGCCTAATTGTTAGTGGTTTTAAAAGACCTGTTATTCGAAATGGCAACTGAGGCTTCGATGAGACATGCCTTGAAAGTTCTTGAGACAACATGTGAAGAAGTGGTAAAGCAGATTATCACTGAGAAAGGGCTAGTTTACGCCAGAGGAGAAGCACGCAGAAGATTGGAATATGTGTTAGATGATACAGGAATTAAAGGAGCACTGATTTGTAGAGCAAAAACTATTGATCATGCGCTTAGAGGAAAAATGGAATCAGCAGAGAAAAACCATGAGTATATGACGAGAATAGAGACTGTGGAAAAACTTGAGTCTGACCTGCTACAAATGCGCACACAACTATCATTACGTGGGATAGATCGTAAAGCTAGAGTGCTAGCTTCATTGTTTGATGTTACACCCTGGAAGGGGTCGAAGGTGACTAGTACTGTTGTGATGTCAGATGTAGCTAAAGAAAAGTTTAAGAATGGTTCGTTACGTGTTGCAGATGATTGTGAATTGTGGACAAATGTTAGATCTACTGAAATGGCGGTTGAACTCGAAGAAGCGAAGAGACTGCTGGCAACACGTCAAGAAGATTTAATTCAGACAAGAAAGGCATATCAAGATGTTTTGGCATATGCTGAGAAACTAAACGCTAGCATTGATCTATTGAAGAAACAGAACAGTGAGTTATCTGAGAAATGTCAGTTGTGGGAAAAGATGTCAAAACAAAAACAGCTAACAACGGAAGAGAGAATTATTGATACTCAGCGTAAGGAGGATAGCAGACTTGAAAAAATGGAGAGACAATTGAGTACATACACTAAGCTGCTTGAGGAACAAGACAAAATGCTGAGAGAAGAGAGATCTGAGCGAGCTTATATTGAAGCGAAATACAATACCCTATTAACACAATTTGCAAGCGCATCTGAAGAGGAAGCTCCTTTTGATCAAGTTGACGGAAAGTTTAAAATAACAATTGAATGTGAAATGAGTTTGACAAGCAAAATTCTATCAATGGCAACTGGTTACGGGGAGATTAAGCGGAGATATAAACATGCAAAAAAGCTAATCAAATCTATGGCAAACATGGCAAAATTAATGGTAGAAGTTCCAGATGATAACATGGAGAAAGAAGTAGACGAGACTAATGAAATCAGTGATGTAGATTAAAAAGTGAGAATTATTTAATCAGAAATCAATATTTAATTGGGCACTCTAAAAGCCTCAGTGTCATTGCCAATACACCAATTGGACGAATAACAATAAACCAGCATGACACTGGGGTCATATGACC